ATTTACTTTATGGTGGTCCAGGATTAGGAAAAACTATGAGTATTAAGTCTTTAAATAATTCAAAGAATCATCACATCGCTAAAGAAATTAATAAAATTAATAAAGAACTTGAGGAATCAGTTGAAACTGGAAAAGAAATAATCCCAAAAAAGGATTTAAAATTGGGTGATTTTAATTTACTAACTTTTGAATATGACATAGGAAAGTATGGCACAGCATATATAAATATGGGGAGTAAAACAATTCAATCTTTTTTTGACACTGTATTTTTTTATTCTCAAATGGGGGTAAATAATTTAATTGTTTTAGATGAATGTGATTCATTACTTACCTCAAGAACATCGAGAGTACAAACCCATTCAGAAGATAGAAAAGTGTTAAATACTATTATGAAAAATTTGCAAACAGCCCACGATACAGAGAATGTTTATGTGGTTCTTATAAGCAATGCACCAGACATAATAGATGAAGCAAGTTTAAGAGCCGGAAGAATAGACAAAAGAATTGAATTTAAATTACCAAATGAATTAGAAAGAAAAGCAGCATACAAACAAGCAATTGAATTGGTAAATAAAAGAGCGGGATACCAAGTAGTTAGAAATTATAATTTAGATAATTTAGTTGAAATAAGTAATAATTTTAATTATGCCGATATATTTCAATCAGTAGAAAGTAGTTTAAGGGACAAAGTAAGAGAATTGATTAAAAATAAACAACCGGGAATAATTAGGGCAGGGTATATTAGACAAAATCGATTAGAGGGGGTTATTAAAAATCATAGAAAAGAATTTAAAAAAGAACAAAGTAAAAAGATTGGGTTTGTATAAATTTTTAAACTATAAATTTCTTAATAAATTATGAGAACAAAACAAGAAGTATTGGGAGAAATGAATTTAACGGATTTTAATCTTAGATGTTCTTATGATTTTAAATTCTTTTATGAAAATATGTTGGGAATTAAAGACTTTGGCGGATTAAAAAATTATATGTTGGAATGGTTTAATTTAATAAGAGATAATGATAGAGTGATGATACAGTCTGCATCTAACTTTGCAAAAACAACAGTATTGGAGGCAATTGCTTTATTTTTTGTATGGAATAACAGAAATAAAAAAGTTATGATTATAGCAAATACCGATGAGAAATCAAAAGAAATAGTAGATGATATAGATAGATTAATTGGAGAAAACGAAGTAATAAATGAACTTAGACCAACAGATTATAGAGAGATATGGAATAAAAAAGAACTGAGAACCACCACTGGTTGTAAAATTTTCTGTAAACCCTATACCCCAAATATGAGGGGTGTTAGATCAGATTTTACATTGGTGGATGAAGCAGATGCTGAAGTTTACAGAAACATTAAAATTTTCAAAGAACATGTTCTTAGTAGACTAAATCCTGGAGCAAAACTAGTATTAATTTCCACACCAGATTCAACCACAGGACTTATGAGTTATATTAGAAATACAGATGAATACAATATTTGGACTTTTAGGAAATATCCAGCAATTATTAATATGAAAGTTAAAGGAGATTATTCTACTGGAGAATCTCTTTGGGAAGAAAGATTTCCATTAAGTACCCTCCTTAAAATGAAAGAAGAAGAGGGTGATGCTTTTGAAAAAGTTAGAATGTGTAACGAAAAAGCGGAAACAGAAGACTCTCTTTTTAAATTAAAATACATACTTGATTGTTATGATGATAGGTTTAAATTTGAACAAAAACCAAAAGGGGGATTTGTTGTTATTTCCTGTGATTTTGCTTATTCTACTCATAGAGATGCAGATGATACAGTCTATGTTGTAATTGAAAAACTCAAAGGTTTTTATATAATAAGAAATATAATTGTCTTACCAAAGGGAATAAAATTACCAGAGAAAATAGCGGTAATTAGAGAACTTTTTGAACAATATAAATATCGAATCGATAGAGAGGGAAATATGTTTGAACCAATAATAGTCTGTGATGGAACCAATGTTGGAAGTGATGTGGTTGATGGACTTTATTCCGAAGGATTGGCAGTTGTAGATGAACCATTTTCTGTACCAGAAAGAAAGGATATGTATAAAATTTTACAAAATGTAATAGAAAACAGAAAATTAATTATTCCAAGAGATAAACGAGATGAAGAATGTATTAGACTTACCAACTTACTCACAGAACAATTAATAGGATTTATTGAAAAAGATTCTCCAACGGGAGCATATAAAAGTAAAATACTTGAATCAAATGCATCACATGACGATATTGCTGCCGCCCTGGCTATGGGAATTAAGGAACTAAGTAAACAAATTACTGAATCATTTTATTAAACACAAAGTTTAAATATATAAATATATACAATATAATATGGAAACAGCACAAGAAGTTTTAGATTCCCTTAATGAGTTTGAAAAAGAGAAAAAGAAAGTTAAAAAAGAATTACCTAAAATTAAAATTACAAAAGAGCAAGTTAATCTTATGAAACAAAAAGAAGAGGAAGAAAAAAAAGAAAAAGATAAGGGGGAAAGAGAAGAATTTAGAATTCTTGAGAAAAAATTAGAAAAAGAAAAGAGAGATAAATCTAATAAATCATTTGGAAAAAAGTTTAAAGATTTTTTTAAAAAAGTAAAAGACAAAGAAATAACAGATAAAGATGATAAAAACTTTCTTAAAGAGTTCATATCTTATTTTGTAATTAATGGAACATTTCTTTCAGTTTCAATATTTTCACTAATTAAATTTTTTACTAAATTTGGTTGGTTGTCTATTATTTATGGTGTCTTTGGATTTGGAATAATCCTTTGGTATATAGAAAAGAATTTAGTAGATTTTATTAAAAATATTAAAAGGAGAGAATCAGAATAATGGGGATATTTACATTAGCAATTGGGAGAAGTTCAAGTATCCAAGATAGTTCTATTGGACAATTTAGTTTACCTTCAGGAGGGTTAGTACAAAGAGATTCTTTAGATGAATTAAAAAGAATTAGTCCTGAAAAACTTGAAGTAATATTCGGAAGAGATGGAATTGGATTTAATATGTGTGTAACTCTTACTGAAATGATTATGGCAGGAATTCCAAGAATAGAAAATATGTTCGAATACGAAAATGAAAATATTAAAAATTATTATGTAAACTTATTTAACAACATAGGAAATGTTGGAGAACCAATTACTCTTGAAGAAATTTGGGATTATCTTTGGTTAAATCTTATGATACATGGAAATGCTTTTGTACAAAATATTTGGGATAAAAAGAAACAATTAAATGATTTCGCACTTATTGACCCAAAAAGAGTTGATTATTTTAAAGATTCTTCAAATAAAGTGGTGGTAGATAAAGAAACAAACCAACCAATTGGATATGTAATTAAAAAAGATTTAGCTGACCAAACTATTGGAGATAAAATTCCAGAAAAATATGAAAGAGAAGGGATGTTAAAACAAAACTCATACTTTTTATTTGCTGAAAGAATTACACATTTTAAAATTAATACTATTGGTGACAGACTTTGGGGGATTGGAATTCTTGAACCAGCATATACATCGGTTATTAGGAAACTGAATATGGAAGAAGGACAAGCAAATAGTACATTAAAATCTGGTTTTAATCCGATGATTGGTTATGTAGGTAATGATAGAAAAGTTGCCACACCAAAAGATTTAGATTGGGTAGGGGGGCTTCTTAAAGACTTAGATGTGAATAAAATTGGGGCATTTCCAAATTGGGTAAAAATTGATACAGTAAAATACGACCAGTCTCCACTTATTTCAGCAATATTAGAATACCAAAGAGAAAATCAAATTAGTCCAGCAGGATTACCAATGGCTATTGCTTCTGGAAAAGCAGATACTACAAACAAATCTACACTTGGAATACATTTACAACTTAATCAATTTAAACTTCAAAGAATTATGAAGAGAACTTTTGCTACTTTTGAAAAATATATTCTTAAAAAAATAGCATTTTATAATAAAGTAAAAGGAGTTCCAAAAATTAAATGGGGGAGAGTAGGACCACAAGACAAAGAAAAATTAGTAGATAGAATTCTTAATGCAACAGAAAAAGGAATCTTTTTAGTTGAAGAAGTAAGAGACAGACTTGCAGAAGAATTGAACATAACTCTAAAGAATGATTTATATGAAAAAAGAAAAAAAGAATTAGAAAAAAATAAAAAATCTTTTGAAGAAAAGGAAAATAATTTTGAAGAGAAAAATAAAGAGAAAAAATGAAAAAAGTATTCTTTGCATGTCCTATCTTTAAATACCAAGATATAAAAATTAGAGAAAACCAGAGACACATTAGAGAGACATCTAGTAACTTTGTAGATTATATGGAAGTTGTTGGAAGTAGTGTGGAACACGCAAAAAAAATTATGTATGAAAAATTTCTTGAAACAGATTATGATTATTTCTTTAATGTCGATGCTGACATATTTTTCTTTGAAGGAGAAAAGAATCCAATAGATGAATTAATTGAGCAAGATAAAGATATAGTGTCTGGAATTTACACATTAAAAGTTCCACCATATAGACCTTCTCATAGACCCATTGATTTACAAGAATATTATGAAAAAAATAAAGAATTTCCAAAAGATTATAAATTTGTGATACCTAATGAATTATATGAAATAATGTTTGCTGCAGGCGGGTGTATGATGATAAAAAGAGAGGTTATAAAAAAGTTAGTAGAAAAATATCAAGTACCAAATTTACCAATGATTCATGCAAAAGAATACCTTAGTGAAGATTTCGCATTTTGTTATCGTGCTAGACAAGAAGGATATAAAATTTATGCTTTACCATCTATAAAATTGGGTCATCAAGGTTCATTTTTATTTACATTAGATAATTATAACAAAGATATATAGATAGAAAAATTTATAAATAAGTAAATATATATCTTTATATGGAAAATCTTGGAACATTTGAAGAAGGATTAGTAATTCCAAATCAAATACTACTTTCACCTGGTGTTTGGAATGGAAAAAATTATTCTACAGAAGAAATAGAACGTTCTTATAAATTAACAAATTGGGAAGACCCATCTGTTACAACATTAATTGCAGACCATTCAGATGATGATGTAGAACATTTACCAAGAAGTATTCATGATTGGCAAGGACAAGTAGAAAATGTTAGATTCGAATATCCCAATTTAATTGGAGATGTAAGGGTCTTTGATATGAATTCTATAACAAAATTAACTAAAGGAAAAATGAAGGCAGGAATTTCTGTAAAAGTAGAAGGTGAAAATTTTAATGAAAATGTTTGTAATTTTATGTATAAAAATTTCTCACTTGTTATAAACCCTGCTTGTAAAGATGCTTATATAAAACTTAGTCAAACAGAAGAAAAATCAAATAAAGTAACTTTTTATGTTTTAAATGATTTAAATGAATTAGAAGATAAAAAAAAGAAAAAAGGTCCTGGAGGACATGTTCCTGATGGTACTGGTCCACATGGAAGTGGAGGGGGTCCTGGAAATGGAAAGGCAGATGGTTCTGGAAAATTAGATGGAGAAACACAAAATTCTGGAATTAAAGGAAAACCAGTTGGTTCAGACGAATTAAAACCAAGAGAAGTTAAAAAAAAGAAATCACAATCATCCAAACAGGATGTTCAAGATTCGGTGAAAGGAGGTACAAAATTAGATAAAATGGCTGAAGAAGAAACAAAACAAGAAATTGAAACTTCTGAAGAGCCAAATGTTGCTGACGAAAAGGTTGAAAAAGAAGAGGAATCAAACGAAGAAAAACCTTCTGAGGAAAAGGAAGAAGAAAAATCTGAGGAACTTCAAGAATCTGAAGATGAAGAAAAATCCGAAGAATCTAAGGAAGAACCTAAAGAAAAATCTGAAGAAGAACTTAGTGACGAAGATGTTCTTAAAGATGTTATTAGTAAACTACAAAGCAGACTAAAAACAAAAGAAGAGCTAACAAATGTTGAGAAATTATCAAGAAGGGTTGAAAAACTTGAAAAATTATTTTCTGAAAAATTATCTGAAATCACAGAGAAACTTTCTAAGATTGATTCAAATAAATCTACTGAAAAATTATCAGACAATGGAAAGTCAAAGACTTTCGAGAAACTTTCTGCTGAAGCAAAAAATAACTTCACAGGAATTTCAGGTAGTACAGTAGAATTTGCGAGCCTTTTAACAGATAAACATAAAGATTTTATTAATAAACAATGAAAAACATATTTGAATTAACAGGAGAAACTACTAACTCTGGAATTAAGGGAGATTCAGTTACTTCAACAGAATTACAACCAGTTGAATATGTTAGGGAAATAGTAGATGGTGCTAAGAAACAAATGTACTTCGGTAGTGTAATCTCTGAATATACATTAAGTCCTGGACACTATCAAATGGTTATTCCTAAAAGAAAAAGATACTGGACACAAGGAGATATGACTTGGAATATTGCTGGTGGTCAAGCTGGCGGAAGTGGAGCAGGAACTGGTCCATATGCAAATACACAGGCAGATTACACAAGTACTGCTTATGACAGAATGGATGGGGTTCAAGTTACACCCTTACCTTACCATGTTACAGTTTCTATTCGTAGATGGTTTTTGAAAACAAATGCACTTAACTTGTTAGAATTAATCAAACAAGATTTGACACATGCAGTTGCTGATAAGATTGACAGAACAATTGTAACTACTCTAGGAGATGCAACTCCAAATGCAAGTACAGCTGCAGGATGTACTGTACTTTATGGTGGAGATGCTACAAGTCAAAACACTTTGTCTGCTGGAGATATAATTACTACAGACTTGATTGCTAAAGCAAAATCAAGATTACAAAATAATTATTTCTGGTATAGAGCAAGTGATAAACAATATGGTGCTGAAACAAAAGTAACAAGTACTTATTTCAAGAACCCTTGGAGAAGTGAACCTAATGACCCCTTTGTATTGTATGTTGGACCAAGTCAGATGGAAGCGCTTGAAAAAGATTCACAGTTTGTAAATGCAAGTGAATATGGAGGTAGGGAAGTTGTACTTAATGGTGAAGAAGGTAAATTAAGATACCTTGGAATCAAAGTAGTTATGACTGATAACCTTGAAAGTGTTGCTTCTAGTGGGGCTACAATAGATGGAGAGTCTAGTACTGCTGGAACAAATATGACAAGATGTATTCTTATGAAACCTAAAGCAGCATGTGCTATCGTATATGGTGAAAAACCTTATATGGATTCTTGGGAAGAAAAAATCCAGGATTCTGTAATGGTTGCTATAAAGATGGTTATGGCTGTTTCAGTTGTTCATGGAGATGCTCTAGTCTTACTTGATGTAGCAGACGCTTAAAATTAATTTTTATTTTTTTAGTTGTTTTTTTATTTTATTTTTTTAGAAAAAACAACTACTCTTAGGAGTATAAATTCATAATCAAAACTTACAAGTTTTGGTATCCCAGAGAAATCTGGTGAGGGTCTACTTAGTTAGACTGACTGAGACAATTGTAAGGAGGTATAAAAAATAATGGGAAACAAATGGGGATTCCACAGCGGAGTTGGTCATATGAAAGACTGCAAAGTTAGTGGAGACCTTTATGTACAAGACGATATAGTTTTTAGTGATGTAAGTGCAGGAGTTTTAGGAGTTACTGGAGGAATTGATATGCAGAGTACTGTTAGTGCTATTGGTATTGATATGGGGGGTACATTTAGTACTGCAGCAATTAATATTGATGGTACAAGTACAATTGGTTTGTATATTCCAGCAGGAGCAACTACAACAGGTATAAGAATTACAGATGATTGTACTGACGCTATTTTGCTTGACGGTGCAGCTACAGATGGTATTCATATCTCTGGAGCAAATACAAATGCAATTCATATCTCTGGAGCAAACACAACAGCAGCAATTAATATTGATGGAGACAATGCTGGAAGAGCAATTAGTATAGGAACAAAAACAAACGCAGCAAGTTCTTTACCAATATCAGCATTAGGTGCTTTTGAAGTAGAACCAGGAAATAACTATCTATTTGGATTGTTTACAGCAGTAGAAGTAGACCAAACAAATCATTTAGATGAATTAAGAAGTGCTTGGCTAAGAACTAGAGTTAATGATGGAAGTCATATTGGAAATGTTGCTTCTACACCCTCAGGTTTTGGAGTATGTGGTGCAGAGATACAGCTTAAATTCTATGCAGATTCAGCAGCAACAAATACTCGTGGATGGCAGAATTCAGCAGTATGGGCACAATTAGAAACACAAGGAACAAGTACAGTTAGCTTTAATAATGGAACTTTGAGTTCAGCTGTTTTTGCAAGAGTAGGATTGACAAATACTACAGTTATCGATGCAGGAGCAATAGTTTCAGGAGTAATAGCTATATCTGGAAGTTCAGCAACAGGTGGTCATGTAACAACAACTGGAGATTACTTTGGAATATATGTTACTAAAGACACTTCAGGATTAGCTTGGGATACAGGACTTGTGATAGCAGATAGTGCAGCTACAAATGGAATAAGCATTGGAGCTTGTACAGATGGTATTAACTTCGCTGGAACTTGTACTGGACATGCTATTGATACAGGAGCATATGGTGATATATCTATAGGAAATAGAACAGCTGGTTCTGGATTAAGCATTTCAACAGGTGGACATAGTTCTGGTTTAACAATTGGAGTAGAATATGATGCAGAAGGAGTAGCTAATACTACAGACTATTTAGGAAGTGCAATTAATGCTATCTATAATCATAATTTCACATGTCATACTGGTGTTGCAGGAACTTCAGGAATGGCTACAATAATATCACAATATGATATTAAGAAGGAAATTTATGGTTCAGGTGGTTTATCAGCAGGATGGTTTGTAATATGGGGAGAAGCAACAGGGGACA